ATCTTTAAAAAATTTCAATCTGATTCTAATTCTTTGCGCTATTTCTTCATCGCTGTTGCTACCTGAAACAATAGCCAATCTTTTATTAACAAAATAAATATCATTACTAGAATTTAATTTGAATGTACTCATAATATTATAATAAATTAAATTACTGGGCCAGTGTTAGAAGCTCCAGGGGTGACGCCACTATGGCTATGTGTAGCAAAGTCTTTTCCTCCTATTAAAGCAGTTGTTCCTTTTACTTGTGCTGTTGCTTCTACATTTTGACCAGTTATTTTTCCTGAAACAGTCAAATCTCCTGTTATATCAACATTACCTATTATATTAACATTATTTGCTGTAATATTTCCTTCTGTTGCGTTTATATCAATTACTCCAGAAGGTTTTAATTTTACTTCTGAGCCGTCATATTTAATAAGTAAATCAGTATTATTAGCCGCAGGAGATGTTTTATTAAAAGGATTTAAACCTAATAAACCGATGGCGTCTGTCAAATTATTTTGCCTAGGATCATCGGGGGTGACTTGCTCCCCATTTGAAAGCCATTCTTCTAAACTTTTTTCAGAAAATACCAATAAAACTGCATCATTAATATTGACAGGGAATGTAATGGAAGCACCGCCAGAAGCAGGGTGCATCAACGGGACGTTGTATATCACAGGAAGATCAATAATTTCCCCGTTGTTATACTTCTGATTTAAAGCAGGTTGAACTTTTGCTTTTTGCTTTGTATAATCATATTCTAATATTTTTGCAGGCATACAAATATGCATATCGGCAATTTTATTGGCAATAATAATATTTAATAATTCTATGCTTCCTATTGTCATTTTTTTATTGCTTGAATTTGACACAACCAGTCTTTAGAATGAGTATCACCTTTAAAACTTACTGCCTTAACTAAAAATGTTCCTTTTATTTTAGAACTTTCAACTTTAATTAAATTTTTTGGTTGTATAGAGGGGATAATTAAACAATCCATTTTCCAGCCATCTATTGTTTTGTTTTCTTTAATTTTTGTTTTTACAGACTTTTCTTTAAGTCTTTTTGGAGTATCTATAAGTCCTGTTTCAGGGGATAAAAATTGACCTGTAACTTTTTTATTGCTTTCATTCGGCTTAGTTATTATTAGAACATTATTTACTATTGTCCATTGATATCCTATTCTTGATAAAACCGTGTCTAATATTTTACCGGGTGAACCCTCATCAGAAAACCCTTGTTTATAAACATAATTGGGGAGCAGCGAATAATCGCCTTTAGTTAAATTCAACTCCCCTACAATTTTTTGTATTATCTGCTTGGTGTTGGAGTTTTCTGCAAATGAAAGAGATAGCTTCCTGTTTGTTAATGGAATGTAACCATCTTTTAAAGTGATTTTAGTAATAATATCAGACCCGCTATAATCATTTTGATATTCAACAACATTTCCTATAAACAAAATACCTAAATCCTCCTCGTCATATCCAACTTTCAATATAATAGAAATGTCTTTTTTTTCTAATAAACCAATTGTCTCTTCCGATAAATTATAAATACTTACAATACCCGTGTTAGTTTCTTTATTGTCATTCATGTTTATATTAAAAGAAATTCTAACACCTTCTAATAATTTAAAGCTTGATGATCCCAGTTTTGTTATTATAACCTGCGCTTTTCTTTTAAATAGTCTGATCATACTATATCAATTGGATTTCTTCTTGTGTTAAATATAGCAAGTTGGCTTCTCCTGATGAAAAAGAATTTCTAGTAATTTCAGCGGAAACCCCGGTTATCTCGCAATAAAAATCACCCAAAGGAAAATTTATATTTTTATGTCTAAATAATAAAGGATAATTGGCAACCAGTTTAATATTAGAAATTAATATATTGTCGTCATCGTCATATAAGCTTATGCTCCAAAAATTTCCCATAGAATTATATAAAAATAATATCTTAAATATTTTTGAATCTAACTCAATTGTAAAAGCGTGGTTTGGATTGTTTTTAATAGGGATTATTATGGCCATAGTTATTTAAAATAAAGATTTAACAAATTGAAATATGCTCAACCTAGGTTTAGGCGATCCACTAAAATCTTTACTCTCGCCAACCTGCCTATTATAAGAAGTTTGTTTTTTAGCGCTATCAGTTTTTATTCTCAAATTGCTAGATGCCACCGTTTGACTAAAAACAATTCTAGCTTCTTTAAAAACGGTTTTAAATCTAAATGTTTCGCCATCGTTTGTATCAGTTGGTATATCTAGATTAGTCATTATCATATTGGGGTAGGTTTTAAACTTCATTACAAGTGTCACTGGCTCTTTTTCATTTTTAATTCTATACAATTCATCATGGGCTTCTTTTAATCTATTTGGAATATTTCCCGAAGCCAAAGTTGTAATTTGTTTTATTTTAGAATTTTTTAATGAAAATTTACTAATTATCCCTGTAATTATAATTTCTGTAGGCTCATCCCTAGCATTATTAGTATTAAAGCCCCCTTCAATGGGGTTGTTTGTTAAAGATACTTTTTCAGATATATTTCTTGAACTAACAATATCAACTTCCAATTTACCTATTTTCTGGGTAAATGGTTGTTTAAAAATTATTGCTGCTGCATTTGTGAAAAAACTCATTGTACGCCTAATTCAATATAAGATTGTCTATTTTCCTCTTGCAAAGCCTGTCTTATGGCATCTTTTATTCCTGTGGCATCTGAACCAGACACACCAGGGGGAATATTTACTGTTAAATTATTATTTACAGTTTTTTGATTATTAGCAATAGAACTCTTATTGGTTGTGTTTGTCATAGAGGCTTTTGCTCCTGATGAAATATCAATTTGACCATCGCCAATACCTACAAAATCTTTGAATTTGCCCCACACATCCGATAAAGATATTTTACTAAGCCAAGTAAAAGCTTTTTCAAATAAACCGATGATTTCTTCCCAGTAAGTAATAAGTAAGTAGCTAGCACCAAGGAAAGCTAAAAGCGGATTCGCCACTAAAACCCCCTTTAATAAACCAAAACCTCCTATTATTCTTGGTAATAAACCAACTAGAGAGCGGATGGGCTTTAACAAAAAACTAAAACCTCCCGCTGCAAAACCCAATAATCTAAAAAGAGAACCTAAAATAATAAGCCCCGGCCCTATTAACCCAAATAAAAGGCCTAAAAAGACTATGATTTTTTTAGCCCTATCGTCTAATCTACTCAAACCCTCGGCGAATTTTTCTAGGAAATTATTAAATTTCCCTAGGAATTCGGTAACTTTAGGCAATACCAATCTACCCAGACCAACCCTGACATCAAATATTCTATTTTTTAATAATCTGAATCTATTAGCAAATTCTTCTGAAGTCCTGCTATAATCCCCTATTGCATTTTTGCTTTGCCTATATGCTATATTTAAAGTGGCGATCGCCTTTGCCTGCCTTTCTGTTTCAAATCTTGCCCCTTTTGATCTTAATATAGATATTTCTTTTTTCACATCTTCTTCTAAAATGGCTATACCTAAACTTTTAACAGATTCTCTTTCACCTAACAAAGCTTTTGTAAGGGCTTTACTCGCCCCCTCCGCTCCTCCGCTAAAGTTTGTAAAAGAAGCTAGATCAACCGCCAATCTATTTGTTTTGTTTGCCAAATCTAAAGCGGCTTTTCCAGTGAAGCCAAAGCCTGTTAAAAGATCCCCTGTGTCTGCCAATAATTCCCTAGATTTTACTTGACTTAATCCGAACGATTTCGCCAAATCTTTTCCTATCTTATCCGCTTCATTAGATACATTTTTAAAAACAACATTAAATTTATTAAAAATTTCTTCTGCATCGGAAGCAGCTTTTATTGATAGCCCTGTCAATGTTAATATAGGAAGAGATAATCCCAAAGATAAAGATTGGCCCAGTCTAGTAAAAGATTCCCCTGTTGATCTTAAAGATCTGGTCGTACTTTTTAATTTTGCATCGATTTGGTTTAATGCGTTTAGTACTGGCTTTGCGTTTGCTTCATAGGTAACTATTAATTCTTTAAGACTTGTTGCCATCGTTATTATTCATTTTAGTTTCTAAATCTCTTTGCTTTTGAAGCTCTAAATGATTCCTGAAATCTAGGACTGCATTCATTTTCAAAGCATCTATAAAGTTCAGATTTTCTATTTCTGAATAAGTTATAGCTTTATCTAAAACAAGTCTCCATACTATTATTTCATCCACAATATCAGAAGCTAGACCTTTAACTAATTCTTTTTCACTTCGCTCAATGCTTGCTGGATGGCTTCTTCCATCGGTGCTAACATCGGAATCTTCTTTACCAAGACGGAAAGAATATTTAGAGAAAAAAAACCATTGAAGTCTAAAACCTCCATAGCTAATTCGATAGTTCCGTCTAGATTGTTTTCAAAAACTTTATTAAAATTGGTTTGATTATTTAATTCACCAACATCAATAGCAGAGCAATTCTTAAATAACTTCATAAGTAATTCACCGGGAATTCCATAAAGTATTGTAGCAATTCCTTTTATAACTCCAGTGCTGCTTTCTAAAGCAAAATCAGAATCTAATTGATTTTTTACTCCATCAAATAAATCCTTTCTTAATTTAAGTGCTTCTAATGCATTAAATTGGATAATATTTATATCAAATTTATCAATTTTAATAGTTTTTGTTTTTAGAGCCATGACTTATGTAATTTAATTATTAATCGTTTCCCGCTAAGTTAACAAAGTAATCAGATCCAGTTCTAATAGTCCATTCTCTTTGCTTTGCTTCGTTTCCATATGAAATGGTTGGATTTTTAACAATCCAAGCATAGTTAGATGTAACAAGACTATTCCCTGATCTATCTTTAATTAATAATGGAAGAGGAGCGCTTGCGACTCTATCGGCATTGTGAATTCCAGATAAAACCTGGTTGGTAGCGGAAGTTTGTCTTAATCTTAAAACAACAGTTAAGAAATTTGAATTATTTTTGACCCTATCGACATGACCATCTGCACCACCTATAGAACTAAAAGCGTCATTTTCCTCTGATATTTCAACAGAATCACCTTCGGCAAATCCTGTCATTTGAGCCGCGCCAAATATGACACTTAGCTTTTTAAAATTAAAAGTTCCAATATTTCTCGCCATAATATTAATATAATTAAAGTTATTAAACTGAAAGGTTGCCGCTTATTGCAATCTTATTGACTGCACCGGCCAATGTTGCTGTAAATGAAACACCTGAAAACAATCTTGCTAATTTGTCAGAAGATGAAATATCAGCAACATCGGGGACAGTTATTGCATATTGACCCACGCCATCGGCATTGGCCGCAATAAAGCCATTTTCTACAGCTTCATCTAAGATTTCTCTTATTTTATTTTCGATTATGTCGCCCCCAGCATCAGTGTAAGGGATTTTTTCAACATTAATCAAAGTTGAATATAAATTTTCTTGGAGTCTTGCTTGTAACCAGTCAGCACCCCTAATCACATCGACCCATTCGCCCGATGCAACTTTACCATATCTTGTTACCGATTGAGCAGCAAAAGTTTCATAACTGTTGCCGTTATTTGTAAATATGGAAGAAGATTGTGATGAAAGCAAATCATCAGCAACAATTCCTGTAAGTGTTTTAAACGCCCAATTTGACGACCCCGGGATTGTTGGTAATTGGCGACCTAACCAAGCGACATCAGGAAAATAATTAGCAGTATCACCGTTGTATATAGTGAAAGTTCTATCATAGCCCAATTGCTTCAATTTATATAAAATACTTCCTGTGTCAGCGGAATCAAGATTATCGGCATCAGAACTTCTAGCAAGAAATATTCTTTTAAGAACTTCAATTTTGCCTGCAGAACCCAAAATATCAGCCTCTACATTGGATGTTATTGCGAGAGCATACCAAGTAGAATTATAATCAAAACATTTTTGGATAGCATTTGCCCAAGTTTCCGATGCAGTATAAGATCCAGAACCTGTGGCAGGAGTTGCTGAAGGAGTTGAACCAGCCGTATATTGATAATTATCGTCATCAATTTTAGTAATTTCAAACGTGCCGTTATATTGGGTCTGATTAAAACCGGCTATTGTTACAGAAGCCCCTGTTTCTAAGTTATGATTCGTTTTATTAATGTTAACTAAATCCCCAGAAGGGTTTGTTGCGGTATCAATAGCCGTTGAAGTAGCAACAACTTTTTTACCAATCATTATTGAAACGGGTGTTTTTTCTTGTGAGAATGCAGCAGAAGACATTTTATATTCTGGATCTGTTGAAGCAAAGTCAACGGCAACCTCGGTTATATTGGCATAGCTTTTTACACGCCTATCAAGTTTCATGCTTTCACCTAAAAATATAGGAGTTCCGAACCCTTTCTGTGTAATTGTCTTAGTTGAAAGACTGATTGAAATATCTATTATTTGATCTAATTTGTTTGACATACTTTAATTTTGTTTTAATTATTAAAATTATTCTACCGCCATTCCAACAGTAAGCGATCCTTCTTGCTGGTCGCCTTCGACCTCACCAAGAATACCAATAGAATTAACGACAGGAACGCTAATTTGCGTATCAGAAGAATAATTTTTAGAAATTCTAAAAACTAAATCCACAGCCGACCTTGTCTCAAAACTTTTGTTAACAGTTATTGTAATGTCCACAGGATCGCTTTCAATATTAACATAACTTAATTTATTTTCAAACAATAAATCAAAATTATTTGGCAATTCAAGTTTATCAATTAAATCTAACAAAATTCCCATTGCATCTTCGCTTATGCAAATCAAAGACAAAACAAGCTCCCTGTCCCCTTGAGTTTGAATTAACCCATCCGCATTAGGCTTAGAATAATAATCAGTTCCCCCAAGAAATCTAACTGATGATATTTTCATATCAATATAATCTCCATTGGGCACTGGTGAATTTTGATCAGCCCATTTAACCTTTTTATTTGTTAAGGTGTTTATTACTGTTGCTAATGATGTTTTTAATCCTAATATGTTTATACTCATAATCTAATTAGATTGAGGTGGAACACTATCATTTGTTGTTCTTTTAGCAACAAATATTTTATAGTGGTTAATAACATTATTTTTCCAAGAATATACTCTAGCAACTTCAAATTCATCTCCATCTATATCAACTATATCTGCATTTACTCCATTGCCTTTTTCTATTCCATATAATTCTGTAGAAGTATATATTTTTTTTGTTTCTAATTCTCTTTTGCCTTCTGGAAGCAATAGCATTTCTGATCCTGTCATAAGCTGAACACTAGCGGTTATAGTAAACTCTGTATCTGAACCAGTAACTTTAAAGAAGCCTGCAGAATCATAATCGCCCAAAGCTCTTCTTTTTACTGTTAAAGTATGTTTTCTAAAGCCGCTCATTTTTTCTTAATTCGCTTGATATTTTATTTCTCATTTCGCCAGTATCAATTAATGGATTTGATGAACCTTTAGCTTTTATAGTAGAAGGGGCATTGGGAGGGGATCTTAAATCAACAATAGTTTGTTTTATTGCAGCTTCTTGTTCTAAACCTATTAATTTAAGTTTTTTATTAACATTATAATTGCCATTGGATATAGATTTAGCTATTTGTGTAAACCTTCTTGCGACTTTCTTTATATTTTTATTATAGGTAGATCTTATAAAAGATCTTTCAGGTATAACAGTATTACCATTTTTTCCAGTTCTTACGCCAAATTCATTTGCAATTGCTATTGTCAATAGCCCATCTCCTACTTTTGCAAACAAACCCACAGCAACTTTACCTAAGTTTAATGTTTCAAAAGCATCTTTGTGGTTATCAAATCCTTTGTCTATCACTTTAACCGCCACGATTCATATAAAAATTAGGAACACGAACCTTTAATAATTTATTGTAAGAATCCAAATATTGAGTAGTGTTCATGCTCACATTTGGATTATTACCTCCCCCATAACTTCTGCTTAAATCACCCTCTTTTTCTTGAATTAAACTTCCTTTGGTATTCCCATCCCTTGAGCTTAGCTCCAATAAATGGCAAGCGTAATAAGCTATTGCCAAATTATAGCTATTGGTGTCGCTAAACAATAAGGAGCTAACCTCATTTTGAGCAATACTTATAAATCTATTTTTTTTGCTTGTGGAATTATTAGCATCTATTGCGGGAGCAATATCAACAATCCACTCAAGGGATGTGGTCATTATTTAGTAGCTTTAATTTTTTCAATTATTTGGTTAGCATCCAATCCTTTGGTTTCAATTTCTAAAGAATTAGCAATTTCTACTAAAGTTTTTTTGTCTTGAGCTTCAAGATCAATATCAGAAAGACCAATTCTGTCTTCAGAATCATCTTTTACCTTATGTTTTTTTTCTTCTTTGGCTACAATAACTAAACCGGAAGTCCCAACCATCGCCTCATACATCGGATGAGCTCTAATTAACTTAAATTCTTTATTAGTCAATTGGTTTTCACCCTCTTTTAAAACAATAGTCCCCTCAGTAGTTTTAAATCTTAATAGGCCTTTGGTTCTTTTTAAAATTTTCATAACAGTTCACGCATTAGTTGATATATAAATATATTAACCTAGAAAACTATAGTCTTCTAGGTTAATTTGGGCTATATGCCGTAATTGTAAGAAATAGATTTAGGAAAAAACACCCTAGTTCCACCACATCTTGCTTCAAGAATATTTATTGTTGCAAGATTTTGTATTTGAGGGGCATGGGGCATTAATCTTATAGGAAGAACACCTTCAAGTTTTTCTTCTGAGTTGTTATAAAGAACAAAACCAGACTTAGTCCCATTTACAAAGCCGTTTTTAAGTTGTTGCATAGGAATAACTTCTAGTTCGTATTCTTTTTCAACATATTTAAGAATAGACATACCAGAGTAATTGGTAGTATCTAAAGCTTTTTTCTGCATTATTCTATAGGCGGGAGAAGATACAATCATAGTATTGGGGGCCTCATTATCTTCTGTAAGGTCGCCAATATCATCTATTGAACTTTCAATATCGCCGAGAATATTTGCAGAAGTTTTGCTTGACCACAACGTCGATGAGCCAGAGCCATTGGCAGCAACAGCGCTAATGGGAACATTAGAATTATTAAACATTCCCGTAATGCCATGTTTTAAATCACCAAAACCAAGCATTTTTTCAATTTTTTGATCAACAGCTCTCCTAGCTGCTAGGGCTTTATTAGTAATTACAGATCTACCAGCACTGCCTAGAGATAGAACGCTCATTCTATCTCTTCTCATATCCTGAATAGAATATGCATAAGAATCAGCTAAGGATTTAATTTTGTTAGTATATTCATTACCTGAAATCTCGACAGTTTTAATATCGTCAGCAAAATCTGTGATAATATCAGCCTCGCCAGTCGAATCAATAACATCATAGGTATCTGTTTCAGCTCCTTCTGGAATTGAAGTATTAATTGGTAATAATCCACCATTTAATAATTTCAACTCAGCATAAGTTGGCATAAAGATTTTTTGACGAACAAATTCAAGATTTCTAGCAAAAAAGAAAGCTTCATCATTTTTAACGATACCCACTTGTCTAGCGGCGTTCTCGTAAGAAATAAACTCGGGGGAAGAAGTATCGATTTTAATTTCCTCTCCGTCATCTAGTTTATATGTTTTAATAGACATGATATTTTTTAATTTAAAGTTATTAATTAAGGTTGATTAATTTCTACTTTTGCTAAAGCAGGAGAGCCAGTAGTCCCAGTGGCAGCACTTACAAATTTTGCACTAGAAACAGCAAGATTCCCAGAAGAAGCATTTGTAAATTGCCCTTGGTTAGATTCGTTTGATTTATCATTATAAATGTAAACCAAATCACCATAAGAAACAGTAGCTACAGCCTCAACGAAAACAACACCTTTAGTTAGAACATTAACAGAGTCGTTTATTTGGTATTTGTCATCGCCCCCAATTGTTGTAGGTTGTCCATGTCTAAGGATAGCGATACCTTCAAAAGTATCAACTGAACTATAGGCAATGGTCGAACCAGCTTGAGATGAGCCACCCGCAACAACTACATCGGAAATAGTGATGTTTGAAGCGGCGTTGTCAACAGTAATCAATATTTCGCGCCCAGTTCCTGCAACAGCACTGATTCCCGTTAAAGCATCAACTGCAGCAATCAAAGCGCCAAAAGTTGTAGCATGTGAACTTGCGAAAGTAATTTGAGATATAGCAACACCATTAGCTTTTAAATTAATCGTGTTTCCAGTTACAAAGTTGGCATCAAAAGTTAAAGAAGCTTTTGATTTAGATATATTCTTAACGTCAACACCGCCGGCAATTCCTTTAACAACAGCTTTACCAAATTCAATCGCTTGTTCAGCGTTTCTTGTTTTGATATTGCTATCTTCTAAAGTAGCCACTTGACCTTTTTGGCCAACGTCTAGATAATTTTGATATTTAGTGATAGGCATAATTATATATTATTTAGAATTATTAGAACGTTTAATTAAGTTTCTTTGTAAATCTTGATTGCTAAGAGCAACTTCAAAATTCTCAGAATCTTTTTTAGAACCAGCAACTTTCATATTTTTGCCAAGGTTAGCATCTTTTTTAATGTCAACCACAGCATCAAAACGAGCGTTGATGTATTCATTGCTTTTTTCATCAGCTTTAAATTCTGGTGAAAAGGCAACAATAACTTTGGTTTTAATATCTTTATCAGATAGACCAGAGAGGTCTTCATCTTCTTTTAAAAATTCAGAAGCTTTCTTTTCCAAAGAAATTCTTTGTTTAACTTTAGAAGCGATTTCTTCAGAATCATCTTTACTGGATGATTCGTCAACTTTAACTTTTAAAGCATCTCTTTCACCTTCCAAAGAATCTACTTCATTTTGTAAATCTTTTTGAGTTTTTTTAAGGTTAGAATTATCTGTTTCAAGAGTATCAAGCCTTGAAAAGACTTCCTCCGAAACTTCATAATCCTTCCCATCTAATCTTATTTTTTTCATAGTTAGATAATTATTATTGAAGTTATTAAAAACACAAACGGCTTCTTGTCCATCAAGTCTCAACCTGGCTTTTTCACCAGCTCGACCTTGATAAACAATAGCCAAATGATTCCCTTTTATATCCTTTTGGATATAATCATATTTTTCTCCGTTGTGAACACCGTCTTTTTTAACAAGAGTAACCCTATATCCATAAGAAAGACCGCGTTTACCTGAGTTTATTGCATCTATTACTTTTTTATCAGTTATTTTTAATTTAGTTAATAAATAACTATCCTGGCGTTTTATATCTTCCCCGGTAAACCCAACAGCTAACTCTTTTGAATTATCAGCGTTAACTTCTTGTTGGGGATGTTCATCAGTAATAGGAAGTAATTTGAAAGAGTTTATTGCGTCATCTTTAAAGACTTCGTCAGCAAGTCTAAGTTCTCTTTGAATAGAACCGTCAGCTTTCATATAATTAAAAACACCTGTCCTAGTGGCTATGGCATAGCCCTCCAAGTAGCCCTCGGGGGTTTTTGTCAATTTAACTTCATCCAAGTTAAAATTATCATACCTGATTGCTTTTACAACATCGGTATTGTTTTTTTTGTAATTATTGTTGCTAGGCATCAATTAATTTTAATTTTAGTATCGACACTATATTATAAAACATTAAATATAATAAAATTACAACCTTTTTTTTATATTAATTAAACATCCCTGCTGTGATTATGGGTTGTGCAGTGCATCTGCAGCGAATTTCATTGCCGGGGTGACCTGTAAGCTTGGGGGGCTTGCTCCAACTAAAGGTTTTGCCGTGCTTGGATTTGTGCCTACTTCTAACCCTTTCATCTAAAGATGTACTCCATCGATATTTAGCAATTCCAAGTTCTCGTTGCCTTAGTTCGGTTAAATTACCATTAAATTTGTTTGTTTGATCTCTTGCAATCAATCTTGCTCTAAGATCACCCATATCAAAGCCTTTCTCTAATTCTTCTTTAATAGCCTTAACGCCATTGCCTGCCGATAAGTTTCTAAATAAGGTTTCCTCCATCCTCCTTGCCTGTTCATCAGAAAGCTTAGTAATTAGCGAAGTATTATTTGCTTGAAAGGCTTTTATTTGAGGCTCTAAATATGGCTCGGCTAAAATTGGATTTACTTGAACAGCCGAATGAATTACTTTTGTTAATTGCTCTTTATTATAGCTAGATAT